ATGGATATTTTGATGAGCAGTATATGGAACATCCTCTGAAAAATATTGCCATTTGTAATGCTATGATCCACTTTTGCCTTGACCACCAACTTCCACCTCATATAGCGTTTGGCACCTATGAGATGGATCGGTTGGCATATAATTGCTTTGCCGTTTGTGGCGCAGAATGTAAAGAGATGTTTGAGGCCTATGAAAAGATAGTGAAGCCAATAATTCCAGATTTTAGGATCAGTACACCACTCTCACATGAAGGAATGGCAATAGAAAGACTGATAAGAAATCCCGGATATTTAGATATGACCACATCATGCGCCACCTCAAAAATGTTGAGAAGATATGGTCAGGCAAGAGTGAAGAAATTCTTTGGAATAGATGTTCACAAACAAGATTGCGGCGTGTGTTGGAAATGTGCAAAGGATTATATATTCAGATGCGATTACGGTTTTGTGGAAGAACCAAATTATCATTATTATATTATATGTATAACAATACTAAAGGCGCAGTTTGATGGAGAAAGAGGATATCCTTGTTTCAGTATATATGATATCTGGAATAGATTTTTCTTCTATAATATATCGAAATCAAAATTTCACGAGGAATTGAGGAAAGCCAAAGTGAGAGAAACAGGCAACATATCTTTCCCGGATCATGTAGTTGAGGAATACTACAGATTCAATGCCTTCAAACGAGTTTCTTCTATATAATAAAATGAAAAAGTTTTTTGAAAATACCTATTGCAGGATAGATACTCCAGTTATATGATTGCATCATAAACATCATATAACACATTTTCTTTGAAAGGAGAAAAACAAATGACAACGGTAGAACAGACAATCATTAAGTTACAGGTTATTCAGCAACACATTGAGGACATTGAAAATGAGATTCATGCCATTGAGTATGATTATTGTAAGACAGGAGAGAAGCGTCAGGCTTATGACTATAAGAAGCGTGGTCCGAAAGTTGATGAGAATGGCAATCCTGTAATCGAAGATGTATGGGATTTTGTTCAGCGGACAGATGATGAACTCTCCGAGGAAGATAAGATAAAGCTGGAGATGCTTAATGTTATCAAGGACAGACTGTCCAATCTTGTGTGCTATAGTGGCCTTGGCATTAAGAGATGAAAGGAGCCAAATTATGAAAATGGAGTATAAGGATTTAGTCATTGAAAGCAAATATATAGGCAATAAGGATTGGGATTCTGAGGATTCGCGTTTCCATAACTGGAATAACCATAGAGTTGTGGTGACCAATAAGGATTCAAAGAGATGGTGTGCTTTTGAGTATTGGGAGAGTATCAATGCCGTCAAGATTCAGACCGAAAGTCAGCTTATTATGGCATTGTATTGTTTCCTTAGTGATGCTTATGCAGGATATAGCATGGACTATCTGGAATTCTGTAATATGTTCGGATATGATGCCTATTGCAAGGGCTCAAAAAGGACATACAATAATTGTAAGAAGTCAGCAGAGAAAGTCCTGAGAGTAATGCCGGGATTGATGGAAGACGGTGATGCCTATAGTAAGTTTATGAACGAGATTCAGGAATTGTATAATCTGTAGAAAGGAGGGTTTATTGGAAGAAATAATCTGGCGTATTGTATATTGGCTAACAAAGTTAGGACTCTGTATAGTTTGTATTCTTATGTTATTGCCAATAATTGTAGTAGCCTATTTAATCATGTTTCCGTGGGTAAAGTAAAGAAAGGAGCCAAATTATGAAAGTGTGGACAGAGATTGATTCTATTTCGGAGTTTGATGCATGGGGTGGGGCAGTAGATACTATTAATGGTCTCACATTAGAGCAACAGGACTGTATTGATGGTATGCTTGATGAAATCTTTCCCGAAGGATGTTCAGAGACCGAACTCAATGATTGGTTAGCCTTTGAGGATGATTATATCGCAACCCTTCTCGGATTTGAAGATTGGGAAGACCTTGAAGCCCATAATAATGGCGAAGATGAAGATGAGGAGGACGAAGAAGATGAGTAAGATTCTGGAGACCTCCGATGGTATGAAAGTGGAACGAGTTTCCAAGTGGATTAAGATTCGTGCCAGTTATGTTACTCCCAAACACCGGCTTCATGGATATTCAGATGAGGGCACTTTATTATATTTCAAATATGATGGAGATAGATATGCCCTCGGTCAGTTTATGAGATTTGATTTTGGTCCTGGTTCCAAGAAGATGTATGTAAAGGACGGTAAGGAAGATATTTGTCTGGCAGGTTATGATGCTACTGAATATTATAGGCCGTTGATGATTGAGATTAACAGTACAGGTGAGGCCGTAAGATTATACAGAGAAGCGGTATAAAAACCTATTGCGGGTGATTGATGCCTGCTATAGACTTTATTTGTAGCACGAAATAAGCAACAACAGTCAATTAAAGGAGAGCCAATATGAGAATTGATGTATTTCTAGGTGAAGGACATATCGTCAGTACACCCAACGGAAACAGAACAGTCCATACAGATGATGATTTGCTGGACATTATCAATGAGAACTGCGGATATGAAGTCCAGAAGTTAGTTGATAGTCTGTTAGAGGACTTATGTAATGAGCAGGAGTATGAAAGAGAACGGGCACATACCGATGCCGATTCTTTTGAAGCGGCCTGTGAGGAGTATAGGAATATGCTCTGTGAAGTACAGGAGTTTATTGAGAAGATTCTCAAGGATATGGATGACCATCCTCGTATGAGAAAGGACACCATTTATAATGAATTGAGAAGGATTCCCAGAAAGATAAACGCAATCTTATAGAAAGGAGGGTGAGATTTGAAAGTCAGCAGAGAGTATTGGACCATTAAGATTATTCTTGAACAGAAAGGTCTTAAACTTGCCGAAGGGTATGATATATGGTCCATTATTGATTATCTTGATATGGTCGACGATCCTGAATACACGATTTTCGACTGGATCAAGGACACCAAGATGAATTATCCAGAAACTTTTGTTACAGACTGAAAGGAGAGGAAAGCCATGAATGATTTACTGTTTATTGAAATCCTGATTTTTGTGCATATCGCCCTGGACATTATTATGTTCATGTGTATTGCGGATATGTATAAGATGCAGAGGTATATGAAAGGTGCCATCAATATGGTTATTAGGCATCTCGGCAATTTAATGGGTGAAAAGGAGGGAGACTGAATGACAAACGAGGACAGAAAGCATATTGATACCTACGCGGTACTTGCAGAGAGAAAGGGAGTATATCAGTTTCTTGAATCTGATGGATCTTGGGCAGGAAAGTATTGTCTAGTAGTAAGCGCCGGGGACAGAAAGAAAGACAGGATGGTTTCTATTCTTATGTTAAGCCCAGATTTGCAGAAGTTTGGGCGAGATTGTGTGGATATTCCTGTGTCTACTACAGATACACTTGTTGCTAGGTGTGGTCTTGTAACATATTGTCGCCGGGACCGTTTGGGGGAGAAAGTTTATACTTTATCCAAGCATACAATGAGCAGAATTAACAGGGCGATCCAGATTGAGTTGGGGCTGGCTAACAGAAGTGATGAAATCCCTACCAATGAGCCTGACTATAAAGAGATGTATAATGGTCTCCTTAATTGGATTGCGGATAATGCAAAATAGGTACAAATACCTGTTGCTGGTGCTTAATTCCTCGCATACAATTATTGTAGTTTCAAAAACAACACATAGTCAATTTAAGAAAGGAGCCAAAAATGAACGAGTACCTTATGGAGCAGATGTTAGAGATTGACAGACAAGAGAAGGAGGCAATTAAGATGATTGAAGAGGCGATGGAATGTGATGTGATGTATGAAGAGGAGTTAGACTACAAGGAAGAAGAGGATTGGGACGATATTCATGACGAAGATTGGGACGACCTCTTTTATGGCTGCCATGATTTTGAAGACCCGATGGAACGTGCTATGTATGAAGTTGGCATGAGTTGGAGTGATTTCATCTGAGGAGGGGAGCCATGTTATCTGATTATATCAATGCTTATGTTCAGGCAATCAAGGAGAACGATGAGAAGTCAAAGGCAAGGATCGAAAGGGATCTCGCAAAGTTAGGCATGGACAGATACACTCTGTCCATGCTGGCAAAAGAACAAATGAAGGGAGGACTTAACTAATGAAAGCAGTATTTGGCCACGAAGATTATAGACCGCTTGAAGATGGGGAGACCTATGAGAAGAAGTTTGTTATTCTGAAACTGGATCAGTTTAAGCCAGAATATCAGACAGCCCAGTGCCAGTTATTCTATGCACAGAGCGGGTTTGGATGTGACCCGTCAAAGCTAGGGGGAAAGATATTCGGTCGGCTTTTTGATGAGAGATATCAGACCAGACGGGAGTTTGTTCTGGGAGTAGTAACAGAGAACGCAATCAAAGCCTGGGAAAAAGAGTATGGTATGTCCAGAGATGTGTTCTTTGCGGAGGTAGACTGATGAGATGCACAAATTGTGGGAGTTTTAATCTCGTTATAATTGCTAGTGGAGATTATCTTTGTGATGATTGTGGACAGGTTGTAGAGAATTACGAACGGCGTACTGTAAAGCCTATGAAAATGAGTCCTTATGAAAGAACCCGGGCAGCAGTATATGCAACAGGAAACAAGTGGGCCATTGAAAACTTTAACGCCACACATTAAGGAGAATAAAATGAACAAAGCGGAAAAAGAAAAGACCATATATTCAGAACGAGCCGATGTGGAATTTCAGTTTGGTGATATTATGGGAATTGAGGTAGTGTATGATCCAACACCTGATCCTCATCCCGAGCCTGATGATACCGAGATTTATATTTTTGATTGGACATTGAAGTTTAAGTTAAGGGATGGCAGAGAAGTCCAGCATTGTTATTATTGTGATGAAGAATCAGCAAAATGGGATGCCTACATATATGCTCTGGACTGCTGGAGCGGAAGAGAGGACTAAAAGATGGAACAGACATTCAGAGAGTGGTTAGATAATAAGTTTTATCCCGGGTTTGATGCCAGCGGTCTTTCAGATGAAGAATATTATGAACTGGAGGACGAGTATAACGCCGAGAAGAAGATAGAAGAATCGGCAAATTAAAATACCTGTTGTTGGACAGTAACTCCAGTTATATGATTATCTTGTAACAAAGATTTACACACAGTCAATTTAGAAAGGAGACCAACATGAACAATCGTATCGTAGACCTCGCCATTGTAGAACTGAACAGAAAATTCTCGGCCATTGTTCAGTATTACATGAGCGGAATGTCCCAATCCCAAGCCGAAGAAAAAGCAACAACAATTATTCAGGACGACCTTGACCGTATCATTGAGTTGACAGGGAAAATCCCATTCTTTGATAATAATTATTCATGCACATGGGGCTACAAGGCCTATGGCATTTATGATTCTCTTGAAGAAATGGATGCCGTTCAGAAGTTAGTAGATGCAGGATTTTAAGGAGGGCCAAAATGACAGTACAGGAGTTTCTGAACACCACAGATATAGATTGGCATAATGTAGTTTTATTTACAGACCTTGATGCCTTTCAGGATACTGATTTGAGTAAAGCAGAGATTTATTCCGATATGAGAAATATTCCTGATAAGGATCTCCATAAGCATATTGATGCGTGGGACATTGTGATTGTTGTTGGCAATTGGCTTATTGTGGTGTTAGTTGAAGAATAGGAGGAGATTATGGAAGAGAAGTACACACTTGTAGGAGTTGATGGTAATGCCTTTTCAGTCATGGGATATACTGCTCAGGCATTAAAGAGAGAAGGTCTTGGCGACCTTGTTCATGAAATGCATGAGAAAGCCATGAGTGGAGACTATAATAATCTCCTCTGTGTATGCATGGATTATATAGACAAAGCGAATGAAGCGGCAAATGCTAAAGAGGATTAAATGCCTATTGCGGGAGATTTCGCTCCAGTTGTATTCTTTATATGTAAACAATAAATATGCTTTAAGATGATAAAAGGATCATCTGGAGCGCAAAAGAAAAGAGAGGAGACAAGGACAATGAAAGAAATCACAAGAAAGAAAATGGTAGTGGCAATGGAGTTTATCGCCAGACAAATCAATGATGAAGAAGTGTTTGAGGGCTGGCTGATGAACGGAGTAGCAGATGGGGACATCAAGTATGGAAGTTTGGATCCTGAAGAAGTTGATGATTATTACATCGAGGATGATACATTCAGAGACCTTATGGACTGCTTTTTAAGACTTATGGCAAGAGCGAAAAGAAGCGGCGGACTGTATTGTGATAAGATTGTGACAACGGAGGGTTAAGACAATGGGAATGAGTGAGTACACCGCAATCAAGACAGCCAGACAGTTGAACAGTTTCCCCAATAACTTGACGATTAAGTGGCATCAGTTTAATCACTGCCAAGCCTGGGTAAGCGAGTGCCTGCATAACCGATTCTTCCTCATCAAGTCTTATCAGACTATTGTGGGTATCGTGGATGACCAGGAGGGAGATTTCTTTGAGATGGGCAAGTACAGTACAACCACCTCAAAGCAAATGACCCAGATTTTCAGACAGAGGTTCTCGGACTGTGAGAGAAAGCTGATCCGCAGGATTGATGCTGATGTAGAGCCAGCACAGGCATAAGGGTAAATGTGAAAGGAGAGAAATACCAATTGCAGGTGTTTCTCTCCCACTATACAATTATCTTGTAAGTATAAATCAACCGTCAATTTTAAGAAAGGAGCACCAAATGTCAAATACCATTAAGATTTTTCCCAGAGATTCTAAAGAACACAAGTTACTGGAGTTAGCGGCTGCCTTGCTGACAGTCAAGAGTCCCACCCAATGCAGATACTATGTAGGTGAGACCTACTTTGATTATGGGCAAGACTGGATGTGGACTACCATCTTATGTAATGCGAGTGATGGCAGTTATCAGGCATTAAGCCCTAAGGCACAAGAGTTGATCCTCAATGAGCAGATTGAGGAAGCAGTGGATAAGTGGGTTTTGGGCAGCAAGTATTGCCCGGATAGAATTAGAGAGGAGGTTAAGTAATGAGTGCAAAGAGTTTGGAGAACATTTTGATAAGGCGTGATGGTCTGACAAGAGAAGAGGCCAAGGAAGAGATTGAGGAGTGCAGAGAAGCGTTGGAGAACGGAGATTATGAAGCCATCCAGGAATATCTCGGATTAGAGGACGATTATATCTTTGATGTGATGGGATGGTGAGATTAAAAAGTGGGCGTCCTGAAAGATGGGCGCCCACAGTATTTCAGAGAATTTTGTGGAAAAGGGAGGACTATATATGAATAATATTCAGGCAAGGATTGAGTGTGAGCGCCAGAAGATAGATAGGGAACTGGAGATGTTGTATGCGGCATCTCTTGATGATGAACTGGACGAAGAGGAATTGTACTATATTGAGGAAGATATCAGATACCTAAAGGAACAAAAAGCCCTTATGAATCTGTAAAATACCTGTTGTGGGCATTTAACTCCAGCTATAGAATTATTATAGTAACAAAAACAAAGCAACAGTCAATTTAAGGAGGGTTCCAAAATGAATATCGTTACTGCTACACAAACAGAGTTGAAGGTCCAGTTAGATGAGAATGAAATCAGGACCTGTATCGCAGTCTTTTCGACCTTGAGGATGATTCCCTACGATAAGCTGAACTCTTTTCTCGGAAGCCTGACCATCGAGCAGATGAGAAAGCTCCACACCGATTTGCATTATGCTTATGAGCATACTATTGGTCAGTGGAACGCCGATGATGAGTGCGAAGATTAAAGAAAGGAGGGTGCCAAATGACTTTGTTAGATTTAGTAAAAACTTCCGGAACGGTGTTTGATAAGATTAGGATAGCCGAGTATGTAAATGATTTTCTTCAGGACAAAGGAATCTGTTATTCAGATATTGCGGAAGTTCCTAATGATTATCAGACCGCAGAAGTGATTGTATGGAACACAAAATGTGAAGAATACCAAACATATGACATAAACACTCTTATTGTAGCGTTGGAGGTGAAGCATGGCTAATATGAGTTATTGCAGATTTAGGAACACAGAGCAGGACCTGAGAGATTGTATCAATGCTATTGACCCAGAACTCCGAGATGAAGATTTTGAGTTGTCAATGGAGGAAGAAAAGGCGGCAAGAAGAATGATTAAGATGATGCTGGACTTTCTGTATTGGGCAGATATCATTGAGGAAGATTGGTATGACGGTCAGGATGAAGCGATAGAGGAACTATTCAGGCGGGGTGATTCAGACCAGTATGGATTCTGAAAAGGAGGACAAAGTCATGAGATGGGAAACCAAAGCAGAAGCAAAGGAAAGATGGCAAGAGTTAATCCACGCCCTGTTTGAAGTCATGCGTCAGGATATGGAGATTATGGCAGAGTTCGGTGATGATGAAGAAGCATTGTTAGAGGAGTTATGGAATTCTGATGCGGTCACCCTGCGAGATTATCGTGATATGTATATGTTGGAGATATAAGAGAGGAGAAAGATTATGAAGGAGACATTTACAACAAGATATGGAGTAGAAAAAGAAGGACAGCTTGTACGCCAGTATTCAGCATATGAGGGAGGCATGAGATACATCTTTAGAACAACCGATGGAGAGTATAGATGTATCAAAAAGGATGGCAAGTTTGTAGAGTATGTAGCCTAAGAAAGGAGATATCATGGAAGAATATGAGGTAGCAGTAAAGTTTAATGCCCGGGAGATTGCAGAGGAATTGAGATACGCCGAAGAATTACAGGCGACCAATGAAAGTGAATATACAAAGACCCAGGCAAAGATATCGGCGTATGATAGAATCATGGAACTGATTTTAAGTGGGGACTAAATACCTATTGCTGGCATATCACTCCAGTTATACAATGTCTGTAGTAGTAAAAACTAGCACACAGTCAATATGAAAGGAGAAAAGGTGCCATGATTAGTAGTGAAGCAAGATACGAAAGCGGGTTTGGGGAGAGCCAGAGACTTCTGTATGAAGGGCTCCTGAAAGAAAGAGAAGTAGCAAAGGAGTACTTCATGAATTGGGATGAGGAAACCTCAGCCCATGACCTCGAAGATTATACAGAGTACCTTGAAAAGTTGTCCGCTTTTCTTCATGCTATGGAAGACCTGTATGAAATCAGCAATCAGAAGGAGGCAGAGAATGCCTGAGATAGATGTGAGAATAGATAGGGACCATTATACAATCTATGTAAATGGTCAATTCCATTCAACCGCAGATAACATGACCGAAGTTGATGAGGCCATCAGAGAGCTTGAGGAGGAACAAAATGACAATAGCAGAGAATAAGGATCGGCTGATTGAAATGCTGGAAGAGAAAGTAGCGGGCCAGGAAAAGATAATCACTCTTCAGGAACAGGTAATTTCCAGTCAGGAGACCATTATCAGTAACTGTGAAAAGATGCTGGAGTTAAAAGACCAAAAAGAAAAGCATTATCTCGCCATGATGGATGTATATGAAAAACAGATACAGAACCTGAAGGCGGATAAAAATAATAAAAAAGGAGGTGAGATATGAAGAAGTAATATCTATACAACATCAGACACGTTTTTCTCCATATGTACCACAATAGTGCAGGAAAAGAGGGCGCCATAAAAGACGCCTTCTTTTCATATCCATATCTATAATAATAAAACATACCAACATACAATTCCATGCCATATAAAAGACATAAAAACACCGGGCCATATACAGATAGAGAGCCTTTATAAATATCCAAAAACAGGCGGCCAAATAAGATATAGTATTTATAACTACATAACATAGTTTTCAATACTACATGTAATAGTATTAAAAACTAAATCCATATATTCTTATTTTCACCTGTATAGTATATCCATATATAATCTCTCCTCTCGGTGAAACAGTGGCCGCCTCCAAAATAAACCGGCCCGAGAGTCCCGGGTCAGGAGTGGGTGGAGCTGAGAGGCTAGTAGCCATGCGTGTTTGCGGGAATTGAGAAACTTGTTGACAGGTGGTAAAAGGTGGTATATAATACAATTATCTGAAAACCATGACCCCTAAAAGAGATTGAGATTGGGGTATGAAGGAGTAAGATAATACAGTTCCAAGCACCTTGATTCTTTAATTATATGTAGAGAAGGGAGAAGAAGAATCTTACTCCCTATTTTTAGTTGGCCCGGCTTTTTTGAAACCAGGTCCACTTTTTAGTTTCTCGTGGCACTTATATAATCCCTTGTTAAGAGAGTTTTCAAATTCAGACGGCAGCCTTGAGCGGTGGAAAGAGGTGGCAGGTGGTGGCCACCGACCTGCTGCCTCCTTCTCCTCCCTGCTGGTGGGCAGCAATCAAGGGTGGAAGAGGGAGGTAAGCCTCCTTATTCCACCTTCCCGGGCAGCAGGTTAATAATCCCCGGGTGGCCTAGGGAGGATTTGATGATGCTGAAAAGACGGCGGCGCATGATGATTTTTCAGTATATATTATTATAAGAAGAAACTCATCCATCTTTCTTTATTTCATTGGAGAGAAGTCTTTTATATATGTATGTAGTATTATACTATCTATATCACGCCGCGAATTTCTGATGCTGGCGAAAACACCTCTTGCACAGATAATATACCAATTATAGAATGTCTATAGTTTCAAACAACAAAGCACTCAGCCAAAATAAGAAAGCGAGGTACAAAGAATGAGTGAAACAAGAGAACGTATCAAGGTCTGTACTGATAACATCTTTTCAGAAGTCGACCGAGCCTACAAAGAGATTATTGCTAGCCTAGCATTAATCAGAAATAATGAGCGGGGCCTGACAGATGAAGAAAGACTGAACGCCCTTGATAATATGCTCTCAACTGCTGCCGATTGTTTAGATAACACAAACATCTCCATTGATGAGTTAGATAGACTTCCACAGTTTTGAGCAGAGAGAAAAGAGCCAGATCCCGGCTCTTTTCTTTTAGCATATAATCCTCCCTTTTCCACCTTAATTTTTGAAACCAGGTCCATTTTAGATCTCATTCCGGCACTTATGCCGGACCCTCTCAAATTGGAGAGATACCTAATTCCCCGGGCTATATATAAATGGTGGTGGAAGGTGGAGGTATTGACCAATCCAGTCAACCCGGTTGGTAACCGGCAGCAGGTTGTTAACCAGGTAGATTGACCCGGTTAGTCAAACCAACCAAATCAAGGTGGAAGGTGGAGGATCTGTAAACCAGGTCCACCTTATTCCACCTTTTGGTACTTATGCCCGCGGCTTCCAAATGGAGAGATAGGTAAATGCCGCCGCCATGATGATGCTCTGCTCTCGTTGTCAAGTAAAAACACTTGACACTATATCTAGTGCGCAGCAGAACTATATATTGTATAGTGTTATAACGCTTGTATTTGCCCTATATGACGTTTTGACGCGTGACAATACTATATATCATTGACTACATAAAAAGACGATAAAAAGCAAATAACGCGCTAAAAATGATATGATTATACGCGCATATTATGAGAGCGTAAAAGCGTGTTTTTCCCTTCTGAACTTCAGATAGACAGGAAAACACGCGCACAAAAACAAACCGCGCGTATAGGACGCGCGGTTTGTTTGCCTATAGCATTATCACATATTTACATTACAATAACAAAAATCAGCAGTAAAAGCACAATAACGTATATCAATGTATTATCCCCCTTTAGTAACGTTTATACAATGCACCCGATTCCGCGTCATGGTAGTATTCGTTTCGATCAGTGCCAACAAAAAACGTATCGCGTCCGTCTTTGCTTCTATACGTGACACGGTTTATTAGTATGACTTCGCCCGTTTCATCATTAATAACGCGATTCATTAACTCTTCAAAAAACCACATGTTTGTTATCCCCCTATACAGGGCGCGCCCTAAGACGCGCCCTTTGTTAATCTGTTTACGCAGTCTTTTTCGCGGTCTTTTTCGCGCGGTTCTTTGTTTTCGGCGCGGTTGCTTTCTTTTCCGCGTCCTGTACTGCCGCGTCAATTCCTGTTACAACGTCCGCGAACCCTTGAATAGTATAATTGCAACGTGTTTTCATCTCCCACTTATCGATACGTTTCACGCCGTCTTTGCCGTCAGCGTTGGCACGGATAATCTCGCGCACGCTTTCGGCGAGAGCGTCCCCATATGCGATATAGAAACACTTCGCCGTGACTGAAATCTCTAACGCGTTGTGTCTGTCCGCACCATACTCTACACGCACAATGTAAAGCGTTTTGTGATACTTGTTTAACTCATCATCCGAGAAAACCGCGTCACCATTCATTGTGTCATTGCGCGTCACCTTGCCACCAAATGCGCGCGCAAGGTCGCTTGCAAAAGCGTTCATAAGAGTGAATGTTGCATTACTGATGTTAGACTTGTTTAAGCGTGTCATGATAAAAACCTCTCTTTCGTGAAATTGACTATAGACTGTTGTTTGTGTTTCGCGCGCGTCCTCTCTCTCACCCGTACTACGCACGCCGCGCTTGTTTGTTGTTGATATTATATTATCACGCGTTTTGACGCGTGACAAGTAGTTTTTACATATTTTTTCAAGTGGTTAAAAAACATCATGTATTATGTATTAAATATAATATATTTCATATAATGTTTCACGATATTATCGTTATTTCGTTATTTTGCGCGCTCGAGCGCGTATTTTTCGTGTGAAACATTGACGAAAAAACGATAACGCCCACCCCCGTGTAAATCGAACAAGTGTTCGAAAAACGGACATGGGGGTTCGCTCTCTCACACAGGTTGCCATTTTTGCATCTACCGTGTCTCGCCTATATGGACTTTTGCATCTACCGTGACTTGTCCCTATGGATTATTGCTCACGGGGAAACTTACCAACTAGGAGTTAGGGTCATTATTTTTCTGTGGATAATTTTATATCTACCGAGGCGAATTATTGACAATTCCTTTATTAATGTGTTATAGTGCATTTTATAGTTAGGAGGAACTTTATGGCTTCACCTATTTCTAAAGCTGAAAAGATTGCACAGGGAATGGACTTTCTTTTTGGCTCGCACGTTGTAATATCTTGCAACAAATTCTATGGCCGGGAAGGTTATTTAGTGAAGATGTGGATTGTTAAAGATTCTTATTATGACGGCCATACATGGGTTGATGAAGAATTATTCCGCAGTACCTCGGGTTCTTATGTTTGCCTTTTTTGCAGAGATTTACTTTATAGCTTACGGGGAGATCCTGTTCCTTTGCCTGATACCGAGGGGTATGCCAATGTCCTTGAGAGGAATAGGGCGGGTGAAAAGATTTCTTATATGAAGAGGATTTATGGGAAAGACAGTCTCCTTGAAGAGGGCACAACAGTTACTTAATTTTTCTATCGCCGATGATTTTTCAGTTACCGGGGCTTTGAGATTTTTTGGGGCACTACCGAAGCCACTTGTTTACCAGGCTAACAGAGTTTATTTTAAGTCACTTGACGGGGAATGGTTTATTTGGTTTTATATTCATCCTACCAGACAGAGGTTGATGGTTGCTGAATCATCTACCGGGGCGAAGATTGATTTGTATTTTTATAATCCGTCTTTTGAGTATGCCGTCAGGAAAGCCAATACTGCTGGCCGCAAGCGGAAGATGAAGAATGGCGGATTTGTTAGTTGGGGAAAACACGTTATTGATGCCTGGAATATTTTAGAGCGAGATTTTTCTGACCATGGGATTGTATTTACCGAGGATTCCATGAGGAAGATTCTTGACGAGACCATAAAAAGGAGGGTTTATTAAATGCCAGCTTTTACTGCTGCCCAATTACCAGAAGTCATTAACAATGACACCGAAGCCATTCAAAGCGTTGCCCTTATCACGCATAACGGACAAAGACTTTCCCCTAAAGAAGATAGGTTTATCTCTTTGTATATTCAGTTGGCAGATGCGGGGTTAGCCGCGCAACAGGCTGGCTATACTCTTCGGGTTACTGTCAAGAATAAAGAGATGGGCTATCGAAAGAGAGGACAGGAACTTCTCGCTAAAGATTATATTCAGGATGAGATCCGCTATCGGATGCAGGAATTTCAGAACTCGGCTATTGCAGATACCAATGAGGTTCTTATGTATCTTACCCGCGTCATGCGAGGTGAGGAAAAAGACCAATTTGGGTTAGATGCTCCTCTTTCTGAACGAACAAGTGCCGCTAAAGAGTTGAATAGACGGTTACGGGAACTTGAAGTTGCCACTAATACAGAAGCTGGTAGGGAAATTCATCTTATTCTGGAGCGTAAATAATGGCAGAGGAAGTATCTCTCAATCTTACAGACTTAATTATTCCTAAATACGATTCTGTTTTGGATGATGTTTTACATCATAATCATGTTCATTATGTTTTGAAGGGTGGACGAGGAAGTGCTAAATCATCTTTCATTTCCATAATGATTCCCCTGTTGATGATTCAATACCCTAATATTCACGCCCTGGTTTTCAGAAAGATTGGCAATACAATGAAAAACTCCGTTTGGGCACAGGTAGTTTGGGGTATTGACCAGCTTGGTCTACGGGATTATTTCATCATTCCTAAAACTATTGCTAATCCTATTATTTATAAGCCTACCGGGCAACGAATCCTGTTTATGGGACTTGATGATCCTAATAAGGTAAAATCTGTAAAGCTGCCCTTTGGATATATTGGTATTACATGGTTTGAGGAACTTGACCAGTATTCCGGGGAAAAAGAGATTCGTAAAGTTTTACAGTCTACCATGCGTGGTGGCACTTTGTTTTGGGATTTTCGTTCTTTCAATCCTCCCATTTCCAATCTGAATTGGGCTAATCAGTATGCCACAGATGCTATGAGCCGTGAAAATACGCTTGTTTCATCTAATACATATCTTGATGTTCCGGAAGATTGGCTGGGAAGTGCATTTATTGATGAAGCAGAGGACTTAAAAGAAACTAATCCTAAAGCATATGAACATGAATATTTAGGTGTACCAGTTGGTACAGGTGGAAATGTCTTTGAAAATGTGGAACCTCTATACATGAATGACGATTTTATAGAGGGTTTTGAAAGAGTATATCGTGGCATTGACTTTGGATGGTATCCGGATCCTTTTCACTATTCCGCTTGTGCAGTTGATTTGTCAAGAAGAAATATGTATATTTTCCAGGAATTTCGGGCAAATAAATTGTCAAACCGGGAAGTTTTTGATAAACTATATAATGAGTTAGGATATGTGCGTCCTGACGATATTGTTACTTGTGATTCAGCAGAGCCAAAATCTATTTCAGACCTGAAGAGTTATGGAGGATACGGTTGTAGACCTGCTAAAAAAGGACCTGATAGTCTGAATTATTCCATGAAATGGCTACAATCGTTAAATCATATCTACATTGATCCAAATAGATGCCCTGCTACATATAAAGAGTTTGTGGAATATGAATATGAGAGAGATAAAGAAGATGAGGTAGTAAGCGGTTATCCGGATAGAGATAATCATGGAATAGATAGTATTCGTTATGGTACAGAGCGAATCTGGATAAGAAGAGGTCAGTAAAGGAGAATAAAATGGGACTTATTGATGTTCTGAAAGGAGTGTGGAGAAGGATGTTTCCTGCAAGTGCTATAAAAGACGCAATCAGAGTGGAAGTTGCTATGTCTGATAAGATGGTCAATGCCATTCAGACTTGGTCAAGAATGTATGAAGGAGAAGCACCTTGGCTTAAAACACCAAAACCTGGTGAACCTGAAAGAGTTGTTTCTCTTGGATTGCCCGCTCTTATTGCTAGTGAAAAAGCGAGAATGGCTACTCTTGAAATGGAAAGTGAAATTACCCCTCCCATGAAAGATGTAGAAAAAGAGAATCCTGATTATCAGCCGCCCGGTATTGATGAGATGGGCAATCCTACAATGGGAAGTGGTTCAATGCTCATTACAGAGCCTGAACCTGATGGGCCTACAGAGAGAGCAGATTTTCTTAATGAGCAGTATAAGAAACTGAAAAAGCACATTCGCCGTCAGCTTGAATATGGTATTGCAAAGGGTGGTCTTGTTATTAAGCCCTACATTGTACTGTATGATGATGGTAAAGCACAGTTTGGACAGTCAGAATCAAAAGAAGGAGAGAATGAGCGTCTTTCTTCTGAAAAACCTCTTCCCCGGGCAGAGATTGAGTTTGACTTTGTGCAGGCTGATAAGTTTTATCCGCTTTCTTTCAATAATAGTGGAAAAATCACAGAAGCGGCGTTTGTTCAGACAAAAGTGGATAAAGAGAAGATTTATACCAGACTGGAACATCATAAGTTAGAAGGTCGGCGTGTGATTGTTTCCAATTATGCGTTTGTTACCACAAGAGATAATCGACAGGGTCCTTTAAGAGATAGTGATAATCTTGGAAAGCCTTGTTCTCTTTCTGAGGTTCCTGAATGGGCGAATCTTGCAGAAACAGTGGTTATTGACAATGTGGATAGACCTCTGTTTGCATACTTTAAGATGCCTGAAGCAAATACTATTGATCCATATTCTCCGCTTGGTGTTTCTGGATATAGTAGGGCAGTCAGTCTTATCAAGGATGCTGATGAACAGTATTCCCGTATGTTGTGGGAGTTTGAAGGTGGTGAACTTGCTATTGATGTTGACAGGGATGCCCTAAAGATTGTCGAATATCAGAATAATCAGCGGCAGACTACAATGCCGTCTAAACAGGAAAGACTGTTTAGAAATGTCGACCTGAATAGTGAGGAAACATACAATGTCTTTGCTCCTCCTCTTCGGGATGATGCTCTCGTTCATGGCCTCAATGTCATTCTGATGAGAATTGAAGATGCGTGTGGATTGAGCAGAGGAACTATTTCAGAGCAGGTTTCAGCAGATGCGAGAACCGCTACGGAAATGAAGATCCTTAAATCAAGAAGTTATGACACGATTCATGATATTCAGGAAGCACTTGAAGATGCTCTCCGCGACACCGTTTATGTCATGGATGTATATTGCAGTCTGTATGATGTGACGCCGAGTGGAGAATATGAGATTTCCTTTGAGTGGGATGATTCTATTCTGGAAGATAGTGATACTGAATTACAGAAGCGTCTTACAATGGTCAATGCTGGCATTACATCTAAACTTGAAACAAGAATGTGGTACTTCGGTGAAACAGAGAATCAGGCAAAGGCCGCATTACAGAAAGTTGAAGATGAGAAGAAGCAGAGCATGGAAACTAATATCATGGCTCAGGCAGAACTTGGCCAAGTAGGACAGGGCAAAGATTTCTCTGGCGATAATAACAATCCGGAAGTTGATGAACAGACAAAGAAAGAAGCAACCGGAGATGATAAAAATGCCAAAAAATCTTCCCAAAATGGTTGACATACTCCTAAAAGCATTATATGATATTTAATGGATATTGACTAAGCCAGTCAGTTTCTTCCGCAAGGATCCCATCTCTTATTGCCTCCGTGATAAGGGGTGGGACCTCAAAAATAATTCTTCTATGTGAAGATTATTTTATACAGTCCTGTCGGGAGACATTAAAACCCCGATACATTCCATCGCAGAAAGTGACTGCGGCTCTACAAATCAAACTGGTTTCAGAATGTTTCATTTCAAAGGAGGACTAGCATGACCATCAAAGAAATCTTCGACAAATCGTCCGCAGAGAACAAGGCTCTCACATTCGAGGAATTTGAAAGCCTGGCCAAAGCTGGCGGAGCAAAGTTTGCTGACCTAAGTGAAGGAAACTATGTTGGCAAGCAGAAGCACCTGGATGAACTGGCTACAAAAGATACCCAGATTTCTAGCCTGAATGAAACTGTTCAGAGCAGAGAAGCGGATCTTGCCAAACTTCAGGAACAGTTGAAGGCAGCCGGTACTGATAGCGCAAAGTTAGAAGAACTGAACGCCACAGTATCATCTTTGCAGAGCAAGTATGATGCAGACACACAGGCCTTGCAGGGCAAGTTAGCCGAGCAGGCAGTGGATTTTGCGTCAAGGGATCTTGCCAACAAACAGAAATTTTCTAGTGTTGCGGCACAGAGAGATTTCGTAGGATGGCTCAAGGCTAAAAATCCACAGGTTGAAGGCGGCACTATCATCGGAGCAGAGGACTATGTGAAGATGTATGCTAAGGAGAATGGGGATGCCTTCATAAAGGAAGAGAAGAAAGCAGAACCTAAACCTGAGTTTGCTGCCTCAGCAAAGGGTGACGGCAAGTCCGGGCCCAAAAAGTCTTTGTCAGAACTCATGCAGATGAAGAATGAGAATCCTGACGCAGTAATTAACTTCGATTAAAGGAGGAAAAAGAAATGTCGGAACTGTTTGATGCTAAAATTTTTAACGGCGAAGTCTTTCAGAAGTATGTTGACCGAGTACCGAATCTCCATCTCAACGAACTCCTGAAGTCCAGAGCAATCGTGGCTCGTCCTGAACTTGCGGCTGCCATGAGCGACCAGGTTGGTGGTAACTATCTGACCACTCCCCTTAAAGGTCTGATTGGCGGGGATCCGCTGAACTATGATGGCGTGACGAACATTACTGCTGATACCACGCAGACCTTCCAGCATAGCCGTGTTGTTGCTGGCCGTGCAAAGGCTTGGACCGAGAAGGACTTCTCTTATGATATCACCGGTGGTGTTGACTTCATGGAGAATGTGGCCCAGCAGGTCAGCGAGTATTGGGATGAGCAGAATCAGCTTATCCTGCTGGCAATCCTTAAGGGTATCTTTAGCATGACTGGTGCAAAGAACCTTGAGTTTGTCAACAATCATACCTATGATATCACGGAACTCACGAACACCGAGGGCAAGATTGGTATGATGGATGCTACCACGCTGAATACTGCCATGCAGAAGGCTTCTGGTGACCACAAGTCTAGGTTCAACCTGGTGCTGATGCACTCCGCGGTTGCTACTCACCTTGAGAACCAGAACCTGCTTACTTACATCAAGTACAATGATGCGAACGGTATGCAGAGAGATACCAATATCGCCACGCTGAACGGCCGCACGGTTATCGTTGATGATGATATGCCGAAGGTTGAGGTTGAGGTCGGTTCCAGCACCGAAGAGGCTTATGTCTCCTATGTTCTCGGTGATGGTGCGATTGAGTACACCAACTGCGGTGCGAAGGTTCCGTATGAGATGGCGCGTGATGCAGCTACCAATGGTGGCCAGGATACTCTCTACTCTCGTGAGAGAATCTGCTTTGCTCCGTATGGTATCAGCTTTACGAAGTCTTCCATGACTTCCCTGTCCCCGACCAATACTGAACTCCAGAATGGTGCGAACTGGGAGCTGGTAAACACGAAGGGTGCAAGCAACAAGGATTATATCAACCATCGTGCAATCGCCATCGGCCGTATCATCTCTCTCGGCTAATCAATAGAAAGGATTGGTGAGTCCAATGTACTTAACATATACTGAATACCAGGATTTGGGCGGTACATTGGACGAGACCGCCTTCCAGGATTTGGAATATGATGCTGAATCCGAAGTAAACTGGTACACGTTTAATCGGCTCAAAAGAGAGGAATGGGCTTTCGTTCTTACTACCGATGAGTTGAAGAAATGTATGTATCAATTAATCCGCCTAAAGCAGTTAGAGTTACAGATGTTAGCATCTAGCGGCGGCGGTGCAGGATGGGGTGTCGGTTGGACCAAAGAGGCTGGGATTACTCAACAGACCAATGATGGTGTATCTGTTCATTATAACACATTAAGTTCCGGTGAGTTGTTAGCCTATCTGAATGGGGGCAAGACAAAAGGGGATCTCATTGGTAGATATCTCGGAAGTATTGTCAATGATTTGGGTAGGAAGATACTTTATAGGGGCGTGTACCCTGGGGAGTAAAGATGAATAATTATCCGGAATGGTGGGATGATACAATTACACTATTTAACAAATATACGGATCCTACTACAAAGAAGGTGAAGTGGTTTCCTCATGTTATCACAGATACTTTTTACAAGATAGTGCAGGAGAAACTTACTGTAAACACGATTACAGTTGAATCTGATAGCACAATCTGTAGAATACGGGTGTCTGATGATTTTGTAAATCCGATTGACTGGAACGAGTTGCCAGACAATAATATCGTAGGTTCTACAGTAGATCCTACGATTACGGACACAAAAGAAACTAAATTCACACTTCGCATGGGCGATATCATTGTGGCTGGTGAAGTAGATTTTGAGGTTGATGAGTACGATAAAGGCAAACGATCCTCAGACTTGTTAGCGAAGTATAGAGAATGGCCTGGTTGTTTTACTGTTGAAACAGTAGCTATCAATGTCGGTGGTGGCAGAGGAAACGAGCATTATTCAGCAAGAGGCAAGTAGATGGCTGGTAGAGTAAGAATTTTCTTTGATACAAACGCCCTTAAAAAGGAATTAAATAAGTGGCGTGTGCGAAAAATCAAAAGTCTTACTAAAAACACCAATCTGTATAAAGACCTTGCTAGACTGTATGCTGAAAAGATTGATCCATATACTCCGTACAAAACAGGTAAACTTTCTAAATATCGTGTGTATGGTAGTAAAGATGGCATACTTTATGATCCCGTTGACAAACGTGGTAGACATTATGGTGCCTATCAATACAATGCAGATGATAGCGGATGGAATAGGACAAGATATCCTCATCCAGATGCCCGTTCTCAATGGGCAGGACCTGAAGTGCGAAAGATTATTTGGAAAGATTTTGTGAAAGATGCTCGTCCGATAGTTGCTGACTACATTAAACGAGGAGAAAAGGGTATTCGATAATGATGGACAAGAATCAAGTGATGATACAATTCCTTATGGGATGCCCAGCCATTCAGGAAACACCACTGTTCTTTAACTTCGCACAAGAAGAAGAGGACACCAATCATTTCCTTACGATAAGTGAGGATGAGAAAACCATCAAGGACTTTGTAGATGGTAGCCGATTGAGAAAGTACACCTTTCAAATAGTCAGCTACAAATCTGTGTCCCACAATCCTCTGGTGGAGGCTGATGTTATCAATGACGAAAATCTTGAGGACTTGGCTAGTGTTCAGGCGATTGTAGATTGGATAAACGAACAGAACGAAAATCAGTTCTTTCCAAATTTTGGGACAGGGTATACAATAGAATCAATGAAAACCGTACAAACGGATCCTCGTTTGAATGGTGTTGATACTAGCGTAAATCCACCCTTGGCACAGTATAGTGTGGCTGTTGAAGTAACATATCTCGACAAGACCAAAATGATTTGGTCAACAACCTAAAAAGGAGGGTAAAGACATGGCGGTAGAACAGTTTAACCTTATGCAGGGCCAGAGAGCCGAGCGTAAACTGCTCATCACAGTTGCAGAGTGGACCGAAGGCACTTCTCAGGTGCGTGAGATTCTCGGTACCCGTACCGAAGATTCTAGCATTGAGTACAATGCTGATATCGAAACCACTACCGATATTCGCGGCAATAACTATACGGATATGAACAAGACCCAGCCTCAGCAGGATTTCGATCCTTATCTGATTCTCGGTGGCTCCCGTCTTGGTGCATTCCTCAATGACATTCGCCGCAGGAACGCAGTTAGCGAGCTGAACCAGTTTACCATGTATATCATCACGGCATTTATCGGCAACAAGACCGATGGATATGCCGCAGAGAAACATACTGATTGCACGATTACCTACAATAGCATCGGTGGTGATGTTCGCGTGAACTTCCCGATTTCCGTGTACTTCTCTAACAAGATTACCACGGGAACGGTGAATAAACTGTCCGACGATTTTGAGTTTACGCCGGATGTGACTGTCTAACCATCAACACTAAGGAGGAAACTGATTATGGCTAGGTCAAAGAGAACGAGTTTGTTCAGCGAAGAAGCAGAGGAGCGGGTTGTTGACACACCTGTTGTCAGCAACCCTCCAGCTGTGGATGAACCTGAGGACGATATTCAGGATATCGACCTCTCGGTCATTCAGAAGAAGAAATTCCGTATCAATGGGGATAAGAATAAGATCCTCGAATTAAACACCAGCGACCTTGGAGTTGCTACCAGACTTGATGTAGCATATAAGCGTCTAAATGCTCTTATGGACGAAGTTGGAGCTAAATTAGGCGAGATTCCTGATGATGCTACAGAAGAAGAAGCAGAGAAGAAGTTTACCGAGATTAAGGACACTCTTGAGGAATTGGATAAGAAGATGCGAGAGAATGTTGACTATATCTTCAATGCCAATGTTAGTGAGATGTGTGCCTCAGATGGATCTATGTGGGATCCTATCAATGGAGCATTTCGGTTTGAACATATCATTGATACCATCTCCAGACTTTATGAGAACAACCTCAATGCAGAGTTTGAGAAGATGCGGTCAAGAGTGAACAGAAAGGTTACACAGTACACGAAAAAGAAAAGGCATTAATGTATAATCTTCCCACAACAGTAGAGATAGAGGGGCGCTCCTTTCCAATAGCCGAAAATGGTGATTTTCGCATGGTTCTGGAGTGCTTCTCTTGTTTAGAGGATCAGGAATTACCAGAGCAGGAGAGAAGTTTAGCCACTCTGATGATTTTTTACGGTCTGGAAGATTTGAATGAAATCAATCAGTTACCAGATTTGGAACAAGCTACTAAAGAGATGTATAAGTTTTTTGAGGCGGATATTCCAGAAGCAAAGAAAGGCCAGGAGTATCGTCTTATAGATTGGGATAAAGATGCCGCTATGATATGTTCCGCAGTCAATAAAGTGGCTAACAAGGAAGTAAGAAGTGAAGAATATCTCCATTGGTGGACTTTCATGGGTTATTACATGGCAATTGGTGAAAGTTCTCTCTCGACAGTTGTTGGAATCCGTAGTAAAATAGTAAAAGGGAAGAAAATGGAGAAGTGGGAACGAGAGTTTAGAGCAGAGAATAGTCAGTATTTTGAGTGGGATTCTAGGTCGGCTGAACAGAAAGCTGATGATGAGTGGTTAAAATCAGTTTGGAATAAGGAGTGATATTATGGAAGATGGAGTAATTGTTCCTATATCATTAGAGTTTGATGAGAGTGGTAATGCGGCAAATTTATCTTCTGTAAAAAATCTTGTTAATGAAGTAAACAAGATTCTTCGTGATGGCGCACAAAGGTCAGACGGCTTTTTTAAGGGATTAAAACAATATCCCGAAGAAGTAAGAACATCTCTCACTCACTTAAATTCTGAATTAGCCGCTTCTAAAAGAAACATAGAACGATATTCCAGAGAAGTGGAGAGTATTCAGGCTCGGTTAAAAGATCCAAAATTCTTATATTTTAATGGTGCGGCTGGTCTGAAAGATGTATTGGTATCTAATCAGGCTGCCCTCCAAATGGAATTGGATAAATATACCGAATTATCTCAGGCTATCAGAGATTTACAGACACAGGAAACTTCTGAAGGTCAGACTGCACAAAGTATAACCCAACAGGAAATACAGGCAATCAATGATAGGGTTGCTAGTTATACTCATCTTTCCACAAACATCCGCGAAGCGGTTAGACAGACCGAGTTATTAGCTTATAAATCTCGGGAGTACGCAAAAGAAGATACAAGTGGATTAGCAAAACAATATCAATCCTATCAGCAGATATTGGGCAATATGTCTAATATTCTGTCTGGTAAATTCAAAGAGGATCATGACCGTATAAAAGAGGTACAGAATGATATAAAGGATCTCATATCTGGTATTAAGCGTGTATCCGGTGAGATAAAAGATCCTGAATCAAGAGCCGCCTTGAAAGAGCAGATTTCTCTATTCAGACAGTTACAGAAAGAAACAAAGAATCAAGGTAAAGGTGATAACTTTGGTGGTAATTTCATGAGCCGCCAGATTTATTATAACTTGCGTCAGTTAAGACTGTTCCAGTCAGAATTATCCAGAATTAAGAAAAATGTGGATAACATAACACGGAGTATTGTATCTGGTTTTGGAAAAGCACTCAAAATTATAGGCACATTGGCATTAGGATTTACCAATCTCAGGAAGGCTTCTGATAAAGCGAAGAAGTCTACAGATGGATTTGGCAAAGGTCTTATGAGCAATTTTTGGACCTTATTAAGATATACTTTAGGTATTCGGTCTTTGTTTGCTTTGATGAAGCGATTTAGACACGCATTATCCGAAGGTATGTTAAATTTGGCAAAATATTCAGAGTATGTCAATAGTCAAATGTCCTCTGTTATGACCTCACTTCTGTATATGAAGAATTCGGTAGCCACTGCTGCCCAGCCATTTTTGAATATACTTGCACCTGCTTTGGAATATGTTTCTGAGGTAGTTAGTAAGTTATGTTTCAATATTGCCCAGCTTGTGGCTGCCCTTACAGGTCAGAGTTTTGTTTATAAAGCCAAACGGGCTTATGTAGATTATGCAAAGTCTATGGATAAGGCTGCCAATTCCGCAAAGAAGATGAAAGATAATATTCAGGACTTTGATAAACTGGATATTATCAAAACACCGGACGATAATGATAGTGGAATGCCTGATCCTAATGCTATGTTTGAAACGATATCTCCTATATCTCAGGCTATTCAGGATTTGGCTAAAAAGATTAAGGATATTGTAAAGCAGTTCTTTGCACCTATTAAGAAAGCGTGGAATACCGAAGGCAAGTTTGTTATGAACGCCTGGAAGTATGCTTTGAAAGAGGTGTGGAAGCTCATCAAGTCTGTTGGCAGAGATTTCTTGAAGATGTGGCAAGAAGAAGCCACAGTTACTATGTGGGAAAACATCTTCCATATAGTGGGTGATATAGGTCTGATAATTGGCAATATTGCCAAGAATATAAGAAAAGCCTGGGATGAGAATGAGCGCGGTTTACATATCTGGGAACATATAAGAGATATTGTTGCCATTCTCATTGATAAGATGAAGCAGTTAGCGAATTATGCAGTTGAGTGGAGTAACAATTTAGACTTCTCCAATTTGCTGGATTCGTTTGATAGCCTGTTAGTTGCACTACAACCTGTAGCAAAAGCATTAGGTCAATTGGTGTATGATATCGTAAAAAATGTGTTCTTGGAATATATTCAGTACCTCATTGAAGAAGGTATTCCTAGTTTGAATAAGGCTATAGAAAGTATAGCAAAAGCGATTCATTGGGATCAGTTAGTAGCAAATCTTGAGCCACTTGAAAAGGCAATAGAGAAACTTATGGAAGCCTCTTTTGGTGGGTTTGTTACTGCTATTGAAAATGTAGGAAATGCGCTGGCAAATTTTGTAAATTCAAAAGAATTTGCCGAGTTCTTGGAAAATATTGCTGACTTTATTTCAAGAGTAGCGGATTCTGGAATTATTGAAAAAATATTTGAGGCAATTGGTTTGGCTATTGAAAAAGTAGCTGAAAAACTTGTGGCGTTTGTAAATAGTCCAGGATTTCAAGAGTTTCTCGATGGTCTCGTAGAGTGGTTTAATTCTGTGAGCGCAGAAGATTTAGCAAATGCTTTAATTGCAATAGGCGGAGGAATAGCTGCGTTGACCGCAGTATTCACAATAGGTGGATGGATAACAAACTTCATGACCTTTGTAAATACATTCGCAACCTTCTTAGGATTCTTGGCTAGTGCTGGAGGACCTCTGTTAATTATCAACGGACTTGTGTTAGCCGTAGTAAGTTTTGTTGAGATGATTAAAAATGGATGGTCAGTAGTTGGTGAAATACTGAAAGATTTAGGTATTGCGCTTGTTGCGATAGGTGTGATTATATTATTTAATGTACCAGGTTTAATAGCGGCAGCAGTGGCAGCCATAGTAGCAGTTGTTACAATGTTGGTAGCCCTAATTGTTACATATTGGGAGGATATAAAGCAAGGATTCATAGATGCATGGAATGCCATAGCTTCATTCTTCGCCAGTATGTGGAGCGGATTAAAGCAGAATATCAGTAATGCTATTCAATGGGTAGTAAATGGTGTTACAAATCTTGGCAATCTTGTCAAGACCGCATTTTCTTCTGTAGTTACTGCTCTTTCAAATATTTGGAATACAATAAAGAGTTTATTCCAGAGCGGCGTAAACTTTATGATATCAGCATGGACTAACGGATTTAATTCTTTGAGAAATATTGCATCAAGTGTATTCTCGGGAATTATGTCTGTGATAAGAAATGCAGTCAATTCGGTACTCGGATTTATTCAGGCTATGATAAACGGTGTGATAAGTGGTATCAATGCCATGAGCAGTATGCTGAATCAGTTAAACTTTGAGATTCCTGATTGGGTGCCTGGAATTGGTGGTGGAAGTTTAGGATTTAACATTCCTAGACTTTCAAGCGTATCTCTTCCTAGACTTGCCCAAGGTGCAGTCATTCCTCCTAATAAAGAGTTTATGGCAGTTCTTGGTGACCAGAATGAAGGTACTAACATTGAGGCTCCTCTTGACACAATCAAGCAGGCTGTGGCAGAAGTGTTACAACAAATGTCTGTTGGCCAGCAGGATAGCGGCGATATTGTTGTAGAAATTGATGGAAATGAAGTATTCAGAGCCGTAAGAAAGCAGAATAATATCTACAGAAAGTCTACAGGAAAGAGTGCCTTTGCAGTATAATATAAGAGGGTGAGAATATGAGTTTTGAAGGTTACTTAATCAAGATAGGCGATAGGGATGAATACTTTAATTCATTCATAGAGTATAAGTCTTATAAGGCTGCCAAGAAAGTGCTGGATCTTGATAGTTATAGAGATGCCAATGGTGAATTACATAGATTTGCATTGGAACATCTTTCTTATACGGTGAAGTTTAATATCAGACCATTGAGAGAAGATGAACATTCCGAATTGTTCTCTTTCATTCAGTCTAACTTTATAATTCCTCAGGAGAGGAAATTAAGTATGAAATTCTGGGTGCCAGAGATACATGATTATGTAGAGGCCAATATGTATATGCCTAATACAGATTTTACAATCTTGAAGATTGATCCAATAAGTGGTACATTATTCTATGATAAAACCGAAGCAGAATTTATTGGATACTAGGAGTGAAATATGGTAAAGATAACAGAAGAGGCAAGGCAAGCATTTTTAAGAGATTCAGAACCAAAAGAGCTGGAGATATCAGCAGTTGATTCTGAATTAGATAATATTAACTATTATTTTGGACGTTTTGGGATAATAGAGGATGAAAATGATCCTACTCAGGATTATATGAATACCTCTATTGTAGTAAATCCAGGTGATTCGTACAAGTTTGAATGTAATAATGTTCATGCACTTAATTATGACCTCGCATCCGTGACAGATTTAAGTCTTGCTGGTCGTAGAAAATATATATGTGTATCAGTAGAGATGGCATTTTATTGGGCATTGGTATTGCAGTTACCCGCTACTATTAGATTGGCTTTAGTTTATAATGTGCATACACAAAGTGGTTATACAAGCTATGTTTCTTATAAATGGTATAATACAAGTGGATTAATAAAGAGTTACGATACAGATTATGGTTATGCTAGAGTGTATATAACTATTCCATGTAGACAGAATAATGGTACTGTTTCAAGTTTATTTTATCTGGCAATAGATAATGCATCAGATGAAAATATTGCCATTCAATGTAATATTAAATACAGAAGATTTATGGTTAATATCGGTGATGATGAATCTCATCTTCCGATAGATTATGTATTTAACTATGATGAAAACCAGATAAATTATTGGCAGAATCCTATAAGTCTTTCAAATGCTGACCTTATTTCAGAATCTTTTTCTCTTTCGGAAAGTCTTTGTTCCGAAGAGAATATTAAGTTTGGTCTTTGTGAAGCTGCCCATTGCGAATTTACTGTAGCTGAAAAGTTTTATTCGTATAAAGACCGTCGAATTAAGCCTATAATAAAAATGAGTAGTGATAGTGAAGCAACCGTCAGAAATATAGTACAACAAATAAATTTTTATAATTATTTTGATCCGCGTCCTGGAGAAATTAAACATTCTGATTGGGGATCATGTAGTTTCTTGAGCAGTCTTTCTACAGGTACACCAGCAGATTCTATAAATAATAATTATTTTTCATACGGAACATTTATAAAGTTTAGATTTGAATGTTCTGTTGAGTATTATGATGAACAAGGAAATGTAGCAGAAAATTTTCCATATAAAGTGTTATTTGTGCCGATAGGAGATTTTTCCACTGATAGTAGTTCTACTTTTCATGGGTCAAAATACTGGTCAGATAATATTCCGTTTACTATAATGCAAAATGATTTGAAGCTTTCAAGTGACCTAATAACTGGTTTTACTACAGTAAATCTTTGGTTACCTATAAAATTTGGTGATTATTATTATGAACATTATGGTCTTATTGAAAATGTAAAAGATGTAATAAACTTATACGGTATACTTATGCAATTTTTTGATGAAAATAATCACAGATATAGTTCAAGCGCAGGTAGAGTTGGATTTCGCACAAATATAAAAAATATGCAAATTTGTTTGGTAGATTCACTTGACCAGGAATTACCTACTTATGACCCAAATGATTGTGTTGAATATTATGGAAAAACGGTAAGTCAATATATTAATGAGAATTTGCCACAAGTTCCACTTGGTATCTTTACAATACAGGATGTGGAGAAGAATTATGTGAGAGATTCGGTCAAGTTTAGATTAACTGCTTATGATGATTTGACCCTGTTAGAGCAGAACGCCGCTGACTGGTATACGCAGTATATGTTTGGTGTAAACTTTGATTCATATAGTAGTCATTACGGATTTCAATTTGCCAGACAGATTTTTTCTACATATTGGAATTATATTACAGGTATTGGTCTTGATAGAAGATTAGACTATGAAGAAACTGTTTTATTTGACCAAGCAGTAGATACTTCCACATTATCCAATTATGTTTCGTGGTCTGATTCGCAAACAGTCAACCCATATAATACATTATATTACGGCTATATTGACCAGGATATTTCTAGTTTATCATCTAATATATTTGTGGTGGATGTAGATATTAAAGACGATATTGTAGCTTTTCAAACTCTTACCTATTACTCGTCTTACAGAAATCATAAAGATGCGCTTGGTAGAGGTATTATAGATAATGGTGCAGTTTTAATACAGGAAACAACATCTGACAGTTCTACCCATTGTTATTGTGTAAACAATGGTGATTATTTCATGGTTTCAAAAACTTGCACGGCGTTAAGAGTGTATGTACCGTACAGATTAAGAAGCACAGGTGGTAGCAATTATGATGATATCATAGGTAAAGTAAAGTTATCCTCTGTAAATCTTAATATTGACCTGGAAAATGGATGGATTAGATTACTGTATTATAATTGGTCTAGTAAAGAAATCTTTTCTTGTGATAGTTCTATTACAGGTAGAGATGTTATTCATTCTCTTATTGAGCCATGCGGTTGTTTCTTTAGAATGAATAGATTTACAGGTAAGCCTGAGTTTATCTACTGCACAAAAGCCGGCTTATATCCTCGTGATGATTTGTACCCTGCGGATGATTTATACCCGAGACTTGGTACAAATGATGTTATAACAATGGATAAGTATGAGGAATTCCGTCAGCAGGATTATGCCGTTCAAAAGTATGGTAAGATTCAGATACGAAAGAATACCAACTCAAATGAGGCCAAAAGTATATGTCAATGGGAATATGTAGGTGATCCAAACTGCATAAATACCTACATTTTTGATGATAATATTTTCTATTGCCATCCTGATATGGAATATGAGTATGGAAGCATGGAAGATGTTTCAGATATGCTGGCAAATATGTATATGAGAATCAGTAATATGGATTATGTGCCTAATGTGACTAAATGTAAGGGGATGCCTTGGATAGAGTGTGGTGATAGAATTGGTGTACTCACAAAAACTGGTGGTGCTGAATCTTTTGTTTTCAAAAGAACCTTAAAGGGTATACAATCATTACATGATACCTTTGAATCAGAGGGTGATGAGTACATAGAAGCGATTAAGGATTATGACTATAAGATTTGGGAGGGTTAATCATGAATAAGGCATATACAAGAATAGTCTGGGAAAATGAGCCTTCTATAAGAAGTCCACTAAATGATGTGAACCTTAATAAGATGGATGCCGCTCTTGATACAGTTGACACAAGAGTGGTTAGTTTAGATACATCAAAGGCTGACCAATCAGATTTACTTACTTCCTTAAAAACAGTCGCATATAATGACCAGACTGGTGTATTTACGTTTACTTATTGGAATGGCAATACTCTTTCAGTTGACCTCAATATTGAAAAGATTCCGGTAAGTTTTTCAATGAGTCCGCAGGGTATCATTACAATGACCACTGCGGATGGTACTTCATATACTGCGGATGTTAGTTCACTTATTAAGACCTACTCTTTTGAGACCACTTCTGATATCCGCTTTGATGTTACAGTTGATTCAAGCGGCAATAAAACTATAAAGGCTTATGTTGTTGATGGCTCTATTACATCAAGTAAATTACAACCTAACTATTTGGCAGATGTTACTACACAAGCACAAAATGCTGCCGCAAGTGCATTATCAGCTAGCGGATCCGCTAATGATGCGGATTATGATGCTAAACTTGCCCAGAGTTATGCAATCGGTGGTACTGGAATAAGACAAGGTGAAGATGTAGATAATGCAAAGTATTATAAAGAACAGGCGGCACAGATTGTAGGAGCAAATGGTCATGTTATAGTAGATAGTTCTGGAAATACTATGCCTAATAGAACTACTTTGCAATTTCTAAATGGAGTTGGAACAGATGATTCCACTAATGATATAACCAAAATTTCTATATGTATTACTGATACAGAGTGGGCGCAGATACAGTCAGCATTATCATAAAGGAGAGAAAGACTATGTACGGAATAGATGTATCACATTATCAGAAAGATATTGACTGGAGCAAAGTAAAGCAGTCTGGAAAAGAGTTCGCTATCATGAAGGCTATGTATGAAACATCTCATAGACCTGACGAATGTTTTGAAAAGAATTACAGAGGATGTAAGGCTAATAATATCATTACGGGTGCTTATATTTTCATCGGTTCTAAATCTATAGAAAATCCTAAAGATGATGCTGAGGCTTTTCTCAATATTCTTAATGGTAGAGAGATGCAGTATGGAATATGGATTGATGCTGAATCAGCAAAATTAAGGGCGTGTGGAAAAGCGAGAGTTGAACAGATTATCTTAACCGAGATAGATGTTATCAAGAAAGCTGGTTATAGAGTTGGTGTATATACAAATCTGGATTGGTATAAAAATGTATTGACTGCTTCGATCAAAAATTATCCTATCTGGATGGCAAGATATCCTCTCAATGATAATGGTACTATTAAAACTTCTCTTTCTCCGAAAGATAAATATCCGAATGTTGTTGCTTGGCAATACTCTAGTAAGGGCAAAGTACCTGGCATCAAGGGAAATGTTGATATGGATGTTGATTATGGGTTCATGGCAAGAAAGACTGTTGAGCAGTTGGCACTTGAAGTTATTGATGGAAAATGGGGATCAGCTAAAACAAATCCCACAAGAAAAACACTTCTCACAAACGCAGGCTACAATTATATAGATGTGCAAAATATGGTAAATAAACTATTGAAAAGTGGGTCCAGATAATGTAAAATCAATAAAAATGGAGGAGTAGGATGAACATAGATATAGCCATTTTGATATCAGTTATTTCTGTTGGCTTTGCCATATTCTTTGGCATAGCCAATATCCATAGAAATGGCAAACGCGATACAGAAGAAACCGCTGAATCGAGGGCAACAATGAACACCATGCTAATGACAAAACTGGATAGTATTTCAGAAGATATCAAAGAGATGCGGCGGGATTTCAAAGATACACAAAAAGAAGTCCAGATTTTACATGACAGAGTTGTTGTGGTAGAAGAAGCCATAAAAAGATTGGATATTCAAGGATGAAAATCAGCGAAAGAGGATTGGCATTAATCCGAGTTTTTGAAGATTGTGTATTAACGGCTTATAAAGATTCCACAGGTAGATTGACTATAGGTTATGGTCATACAAGTGGTGTCTATAAGGGTCAGAAGATTACACAGGCTGAGGCTGATAACTTCTTAAAACAAGATGTGGCAATCGCTGAAATGGCAGTATTGAAGTATAATAGCAAGTACCATTGGAATCAGAATCAATTTGATGCTCTTTGCAGTTTCGCTTTTAATATAGGATCTATCAACAATCTCACCAAAAATGGAACAAGAACTATAGCCCAGATTTCAGAGAAAATACCTGAATATAAGAAGGCTGGTGGTAAAGTATCATCTGGTTTGATTAAGCGGCGAATGGCTGAAAAAGAGTTATTTGATAAGGAGGTTTGATATGGTTATCGTTCAGGATGTAAAGTTAATTGAATCCGAAATGACCGCTGAGGTTACTTTGTTTGCAGATACTAAGGAGGAAATAACGGACGATATTGCAATTCCTCTTCCGGAGGGTTATACTATTCGTGCAGGCAGTTCCGCTATGACTGCTTCTAAAGAGTTAGCGTTTAGACAGTCTGATGGCACTTGGAAGTGGTAAAAGGAGGGTAATACAATGGCACTTACTCCTCAACAGGCTTTTATCAGAGCCTTAGCATTAGCTCAAAAATATACAGATGATGAAGTAGCTGGTGGTGGTGCAATCAAGGGTAAGAATTGTACCATTAAGTCTATCACAGATATTATTGAAGGTTCTACAGTAGTTGGTCATACAGTTACTTTTGAATGGACACTTGATAATGGTACTGTACTGACAGATTCTATGGATGTTATGGATGGTAGCATAGGTCTTGGTATTAAGTCTGTTGCTATCAATTCTTCCGCTCACTTCATTGTTACTTATGATGATGATACCACAGAAGATGCTGGTGAAGTAACAGTAAATATCAGTGGTATTTCTGATGTAGACCTCAATAATCTGGAAGATGGTCAGATCCTGAAATATAATGCTACTTCTCATAAATGGGAAAATGCAAGTCCTGGTACTGTAGACACCAATCTCGAGGATCTAAAAGATGTAAATATTTCTGGTATTCAGAATGGTCAGATTCTTGTATGGGATGCTACAAGTGGAAGATGGGTAAATTCAGCTAATTCACCTGCTATTACAGTGGATGATGAAATCTCCGCTACCTCTGAAAATCCTGTTCAGAATAAGGTTATTAAGACTGCTCTTGATGGAAAGGTAAATACTGAATCAGGAAAAGGTCTTTCTACCAATGACTATGACAATACAGAAAAAGAGAAAGTTGCGGCGGCTATTACAAAGTCTGTAAATGACCTAGTCAATTACTATCTTAAAACAGAAACATATACAAAGACAGAAGTTGATACAATCGCGGCCGCAATAAGAAATAGCAGGTTTGAAGTAGTTTCCTCTCTTCCTGTTACAGATATTCATACTAATGTTATCTATCTTGTTCCCAAGACTGTAGGAACCACTGTTACCAATATCAAAGATGAGTATATCAATCTTGATGGTACAGTAACAGGATGGGAAAAGATTGGTGATACAGAGATTGACCTCTCTGATTATGTTACCACTACGGCGTTGAATACTGCTCTTGAAGCATATACAACAACAGTAGATTTAACTACATTGTTATCCGCAAAGGCAGATAAAGTAACAGGAGCCACAAATGGAAACTTTGCAGGACTTGATTCAAATGGAAATCTGACAGATAGCGGCTATAAAGCAGGAGAAATGACAGAAGAACAGTGGACTGCAATAAATAATGCTCTTGGTTGATTTCAATTATATAAGTATGGTATAATTGAAAGAAAGGAGAATATCAATGGCAAAAAGTATGCTTGATTATACAAACCTAATAAAGACCAAGTTTGATAGAAAACCTACAATTTTAACTGGTACTCTTTCGGCGGGGTCTACATCATTAACATTTACAAATGCGGCGATTACTGCAACCGCAAAAGTTGATATTTATACAGATGTTTATGGTGTTTCTCCTACCGCAGTAGATGATTCTACTGTTGGTACATTGATTCTCACTTTTGACGAACAGGAATCGGCTTTATCTGTTAAAGTTGTTCTTCGGGAGGATTAATTATGTATTTCAGATGTGGAGTAGGTGCTGGTTCTGGTAAAAATGGTTATATTATAGATATATCTACACCTAGCACCGATTTATATGGACAAACAATCACAGTATCACAGGGTACCACAGTGATAGGTACCACAGTATTTGATAATAGCGGTGAAGCAAGTTTTGTGGTAGAAAATCCTGGAACATATACAGTAAGCGTAACTTATCAAGGTTCTACCTATTCAAAAAATGTAACAATATCTGCAATAGAAGTAGAACTTGAAGCAGGATTTAATTATCAAACATGGCTCACCGCAGGCGATGTTACGGGAACCTATGCCGATCTTGCCGCCGTCCTTGCCGACGAGGAAGCTGTCCGCAAGTTAATGACGATCCATGCGGCGGTGGACTATCTGGCATCGTTTGAATCCACGGACGCAAGCGTTGTCACCATCCTTAATGACAACTATGCCGCGAAGTGGATATCCCTCACGGACTACGCTATGGACGTACTTGAAGCCGCTTATGGGACGCTGATGGGGACGATAGGCAAGTACGGCTACGGGGAGTGGGGACTTGTTGGAAAAGTGCCTACTATGACTTCTAATACTGCGCCTAGTGGGGAGGTAGTATATGATTCATACTACAATCCAGGCGGCACAAGCAATCGTTATCCGTATTATGCCTTTGACAACAATCTGTCTACAACGTGGCATTCTGCAAAGACAAGTGCAAGTGCTTCTGGTGCTTATATAGGGTACAAATTTGGAAGAGAGGTTATTGTAAAGGAAATCGATATAACCATTGGTGTAGCTTACACGGAAAGCACGGTAAAAATTCAAGGTTTGAATAGTAGTAGTTCATGGGAAGATGTGGAAACGAAAACAATCCCTGTCGCGACAAGCGGGACTACCATCAGATTGTCTTTACAGAACAATACTGGATATTTTGGCTACAGGATTTATTTCCCTAGTGCGGCGGGGTCAGAATCCATGTATGCGGGAGGGTTTTCCGAGATTCAATTCTACGCTTGGGAACCAGTTGGGAATGTCCCTGTTATGACGAGCAATAGTGCGCCGTATGGAGAAGCGTTCGGGTCGGTAGCGAGTTCTGGCGCGTTTTATAACGTGTTTGATGGCGTGGATGGGGATGCAAGCAACGGATGGTATGATGAAACATCTGCAAACCCGTTTGTCGGTTATGGCTTTACGAGTCCGTGCATGGTAAAGAAGTGCCGCGTTTCTGTCCGCTTCAGAACGTATAGTACGGCGAACAATCTTAAGCTCACATTGCAGGGATGCAACGAGAAGAACGGAACATATACGGATGTAGGTTCTTACACGTTCAGCGGCGAGAGTACGTCTACAACCTACGATAAGGCTGTTACGTTTGATGTAACGAATAGTGCCTATTATCTGTATTACAGAGTGCGAATGAATCAAAAGATGATGAATTCAAACACTAATTACGTCTGGTTCTACGAGATGCAATTCTATGGCAGAACCTTAAAGGTCTCCGTCCCGAAGATGTCGGGGAATACTACGCCGTATGGGGAGGCGTTTGCTTCAAGTGAGTACAGTTCCACCCTCGCGGCGTGGAAAGCATTTGACCAAACGAACGCGGATAGTAACGATTGTTGGCACTCTAACGGAGAAGCAAATCCGTATCTCGGCTATGATTTCGGTTCAGCGTTTGTGCCGATGATGATGGTCATGGTCAACAGAAATCATACTATCGCATATCCTCCTGCAACATTCAGCGTACAGGGGTCGAACGAGGGTAAAACGTCTGGCTATGAGGATATCGCTTCTGGTTCCGCAGGAACTACTGGGAAGGCAAAGACCATCGTTGATATGTCCTCAAATACAGAAGCATATAGATATTGCAGGATTTATACGCTGACAGTTCATACGAGTGGTACTTATGTGAACATCGGACAGTTACAGTTCTACGGCAAAGACTACTCCGAACGCGAATGGGACACCACACATCCTAGGCGGTATCTGTATGACCACGGGGTTGAGTTAGAAGCGTTGACAGGACATGCAAGCGGGACGGCAAGTGTTACAGAGGAAGCCGCGCAAATCAAGGTTTATTGCGGTTCAGCAACTAGCAGTAAATGCGAGTGGAATTCCGATGCGAAAATAGACCTTACAGATTACAACTTAATCAGAGCGGTATCTGGACTTGTTGCTATATATTCTGGCGGTTTTGGTGCTTTCCTTGCCGTTGCGTCTGCAAAGTCTGGAGATTTCATAGTCGGACAGACGGGTTTTGCCTATGCCGGAATAACAAGCGAAAACGCGCAGAATAACCACAGTTTCGATATTTCGTCAATCAATGGCGAGTATTATATCGGCGTGGGGCGTTCAAATGCCGTGATAACGGAAACGATAGAGGAATTGTGGCTTGAATAAGGTGGAACATCATGCGGTCATCGGAAAGTGGGCAGATGCGCAAGTGATATGAACGGGTGCATATCAGCCGCAACTTTTTAAGGAGGAACAATCATGCTGATATTTGAAAACGAAAACCTTGAAATCCACGATGTAAACACTACATCCGATCCTACCCTCACTCCCATCGAGGTTACGGACGGTACGTTTGACGGGTGGAGCGTGGCGAAAATCTGTTGTTACCGCGCACAGGTACAGGATGGCAACGTGGTCATGCTTACACCTTATGTTGACAGCCGCTTGATTGAGCATATCGACCAGCTCGGCAAACAGATTGAATCTGTAACACCATATAAAGAAACAAAAACTGCATACTATGGCGAATCAGAGAAAACATTTTATGATGTACCTGATGGGAATGTTTCCGTTTTCTTTGATAGATACAATGGTGCCTATTCTGTAAACAGGGTTGGTAATCGCCTTATTGTATCATTCAATACTTTGGAACGTGAAACCAACATAACAATTTCTATTCAGTAAGGAGGAAAAAGAAATGGGAAAACTTTCAGTAGTAGCTTGCACAGATGGTAACTTTAATATTCATAGTGAGCATGGAGAATCAGAGGCCGCAATCATGGAATTCCTTCAGTATGCAAGGTTACTTCACGGCGATAAGGATACCAAGTTTGCCACTGTAAAGATTCTTGATGAAAACCTTGATGTATATGAAGGATATATTGAGGTTATCAAGCACGAAACTACCTAATGTAGCATATGAATAAAAGGGAGTTTAGAAAATGGGCATCTAGTTTTTCAATCTTTGCATTAAGGTTGATAACTATACTATGGACTATCTCCCTTTTATTCTCTATGACTATGATAGTTGTAGGTGTCATTCTCACCCAACAATTTCTGTATCTTGATATATTCATTACGGAGAGTTTCAAAATATTCCACGATTCTGTTATTACCATTTTGCTGACAAGAACTGTAGGCAATATTTTTGAATACAATAATGGTGGCAGTTTTGGTACAAGT